CCCCCCCCCCCGTTAATACTTGTTAACATTGTTATTCCCATTGTTTTATCTCCTTTTTTTAATTAATTCATTATTTCATTTCTGGACAGATATGAGCTATATCTTTACGGCTCGAATTACCCCACCAGAAGACATGAATGCTCTTTGATATTGGAACTCATTTGATTTTAATATTGCGAAATAAAGTGTAGTTCTATCCGTATCTAAAACACATGGTAACAATGCCAAGAATGTAGAATCCAAATTTGGTACGCTCCATGACATATTTGGCTGATAAGGAATAAACATAGACTTTTCTCGGCTATCACCTATATACCATCCATCTACTCCATTTAGATTTTCTCTTACCTTATATTTTGCATTATAAAGTATTCCAAGCTCTTCAAAAGTAGGGACTCTCCATCCGTCAGGACAGGGATCGTACGGACCCTTATCTGGAGTCCATAAAGTTGGATACCTATCAGAATTTGTTTCAGAACACCAAGCATATTGATATGGACCTGGATTAGCACTCCAATTGTTTCCTATCAACTTAGAAGCGTTGTTTAAATCCTGTCCTTGATTTATCGTCATCTGTCCAGTCTGACACGTTTTTACAGAAGAAGGTGCTCCATAACGACGCCCCCATTGAAACATGCTTCCAAATGTTTCAGGAAGATCCGCAAAATAGTTATCTCCCGTTTGTATATCTGTGATAAGGCTGGTTGTAGCCCACTTCACGCCACCTATTTCAACATACGGGACATCTGTTCTGTGCTTTTCGTTGTTTAATAATACCCGTCTCTTCATGACTCACTTCTTTTGGGTTTTGAACTACCTTATATCCGGGATGATTACCGTTGTCACTGAATCGTTACGCACAACTACTTCGCCCTCTTCGATCTTAGAAGTCGGAAAGTAGTGAGGTACACTGATTGATTGCGCTGACATGATGAGAGCGCAGGATACGATTGCTAACAGCGTCAGCAGATCGGATTTGTTTGATTTGATTGTTGTTGTCATACTCTATTCATATTTTTTATATCGTAAAATAATAATTCCAGAACCACCATTTCCGCCATACCACCCAGAACCACTTCCGCCCTCACCTGTATTATCAGCTCCATGTCGATATTTGGTATTTTCATTATCACCCCAATTCCCTGTAGGATTCGTAATATTACGTCCAGTACTTCCTCCTGTAGAATATAATTTATTATTAAATGGGCATCGAGTAGATGTACCCTGGCCATCACCCCCCGGATAAGAATTACCATCATTTCCAGAATTACCATCGCTTCCGCCCGTAGCGTGCGTATAACCTGCACCACCACTTCCACCACTTCCACCATTGCTTCTACTCGAGTCTTGTGGACTGAATCCGCCACTTACTTGGATGTTGCCAAATGACGATATTCCACCGTTTTGAGCTTTGCCATTCATTCCACCATATTTACCGCCTGCACCTATTGTGTATTGTATACTATCTCCTGGATCTACCTTTACTTTTTCTGTAATAGTGTATCCCCCTCCACCTGCTCCATAAGCTCCACCAGCTCCGCCGCCTACGAGAAAAACCTCAACAGACTTACATCCTGCCGGAACAGACCATGTGCCGGATGCCGTCAGTTCTTCAATTATCTCAATTAAAGGTCTATCTTTATCCATCAAACTCCTTTTCATACACCCAGATCCAGATTGAGTTCAAACGTAAGAAAATGCGGATAGTTCAACTTTACGTCGATTTGAGCTATCTCGTCGACGGTTGTAGCGGCATAAGTAGCGGCCTCGTTGCTTGCGCGGAGGTCATAGGTGCGTTTTGCATAGATTTCCAATAAGGGAAGTTTTTCCATCGCCCATACAATTGGGACATCTATTGACTGCGGAGGTGTGCCGGTGGTCCACAACTTAGTAGTTGTTTCGCCGTCACTCTGCAAAGCTGGAAGCGTGATACTATATAAAGAGTTACGCAAATCCTTATCAATCCACAACTCTTGATTGGCAATTTCCGCTCCACCCCTCTTGACAGATACGAAGAACTTGTTACTAAACTCATCCTGCTCGGCGATCTCCTGTAGCTTAGCTTGCCGGGCAATCGCCAGTTCATCGGGTTCCGGATCAGGCACAACCGGTTGTTCCGGTTCCGGCGTTAGCTCTATATTCCACACTTCCAGCTGGGACGCATCTGGATGTGCTTCATGAAATGCAGCTTGTTCATTACTAAGAGCCAGATACGCCCCTTCTTCGTATTGCTCTATATTCGTTCCTACCTTGTAGGATTCCGGCAGGGAATCTATATCCCAGAAGCCGATTGTTTTTTGAATGTATATCATGAGAATAACTGTTTGTCTACATTATAATTTTGTTGAATCTCACTTACTGACAGCTTTCGGTTATAAAGTCTTATGCTGTGTATAGTGCCAATAAAATAGCCTTCAGTTGTGCCTGATAAATTACGTCCAGCTAAATAGAATTTATTATCTGACAGCGTAAGATAATTGTCTGTTCCTTCAGTATTGTGTAATACGTTGTTTACATATAACTTTCTTTCTGGATATTGAACTGAAATATTCGTTAATGAGTTTGTTGGTATTGTCCCTCTATATTGAGTCATATATTGCTGAATACAGGTCGTATTAATTGTACCGTCTCCATAGTGAGGGCCGATACCCATTCGTAGAGACGTTAACCCATCTGCAACTATAGGATCAGAATAATATGTTTGGCTTGTACGGGTAACAAGAACTTCAAGCGTTGAGTAATTAGAGATAAGAGATGCTATCCTGTTATCAAGTATTCCGTATCCACCATTGAATACATATCCTTTTGCAGAATGACTAACAATGCCATATAACGTAACAGGCAAGCTGTTAACTCTATCATTCCACGTCCCACCTTTTAGATTGTCCCTTCCATCAAGATACAGCACAAGCCCTTCTTGTACGTAAGGTATTTCTATCGTCTCTTTTAAAATCAGTCTTCTCTTCATAGCTCACTTATTTCCCGTTTTGAATTTTTTCTTACTTGCTTTCTTGATTAACCAGAATGCTGACCACTTGGCTCATAAACCTTAGTGATTACCCAGTAATGGCCGAACGAATATCGCACCGATATTTCACCGTAGCCATTTAAGGGTATGGTCATACTTGTATCCTCACACAACCAGTCCGATGCGTTCGGTAAAGGCTGATTTAGGTCCAATCCGGAACTATTATAAATATTGATCATACACTCCCAGCCCTCTGCCGGAGTAGACGCAAACGACAAGGCACTCGCGGCCGACAACGTTACTTTGATCGAATAGTTTGCAATCGAGAGGCCGGTAAGCGTTGTCGCAACAGTAATATCCTTAAATCTTAACGATTCTGTGGCCTTCGCCTTTTCCTCATTGCTATAGTTGTTATCTGTATGGACATAATCAGCGTCTTTGACCGTGTGATCGTCGTTCTGTAGTTCCGATGTCTTTGTCGGAATAGCTGCCTGCACGTTCGCAATGCTCTGGTTCAGCCCAGCAATGATTCCGGACAGTGTCTCAGTATCTTCCACGTTGGCCAAGAATGCGATGATCTCGTTAAACGACTCGATCGCAACAGAAGCATTGCCGGAGACAAGGCCGTTAATTTGATTCTGCAAAGTGGTCAGTGCGTTACGAACAGCCGTATCATCGTAAGTCGCACCGTCTTGCCCTTTCAAGTTAGGCGTATCGAACGTCCCAGCGGCATACACGAATGTCAGGATATAAGTTGTTGCATTATTCGTTTTAACCGACACCTGCACATCCTCCGGAACAGCTTTATGGGATGTCTTTACATACACATCCGTTGCCGGATCATAGATTTCCCAGAATCCGTCCTCCGTGATCTGTGAGGGTTTGCCGTCTATTCCATGATAGGCCAAATCTGCATAATTCTTTACGCCGTCACCGATCTTATACCTTCCAGTATCGGTTTCCAACACCATTTCACGCTCGCAGATAACCGGATTAGCCAGCAACCAGCTTGCTTTTGTATCACCTCGTAGTTGTATTTTTACTGCCATAATATTAAGTTTTAATCGTTTGCATTACCACCGTCCATTACCAGAGCACCACCGTAGACAGAAAAAGCAGTACCGCCGTCCATGTTACCGGCAGAATTGACCTCTGACCATTCACCGTCTTTCCGCCCGTATGTCTTGCCATCCTGCGGGGCTTCGGGAAAATTATCCGGTACGACATATTCGACAAATGCGCCATCTGTACTATTATCAATTCCAGGTACAAACAGATACATCTTTCCAGCAACCAATCCTGTGCCCAATGCGGAAACGTTGCCTGTTCCCGGGTTACCTCTCGGAATAGTCAGATTCAGCAGATACTTCTCTCGACCTTCTTCTGTCTGCCCGTTCTGAATAAACTCGACGGATGCAGGTGTACCAGGAAGTCCCGTTGTCACTGTGCCAATCTCAACGACAGGCGTAAAGCCTTGCGGACCACGACGAAGAACAAAGTTCAATTTATACAGAGGGTTGCCGTCTGGATCTGTCCCGTTCTCCGAGATCGTAACATCCGTTACAGCGCCTTCCGTGACGGTTCCAATCGTGAAGCCAGGCGTTTTCCCGGTGAACCCAATCGCACCGGACATATCGACCAGATACTCAAACGAAGTCGCGCCACGGACATATAGTTTTGCATCGTCGGGATTCTCAACATCATTAGTGTTGATTAGGACAAACTTGCCTTCCGGAACGTTGGCGAGGTCGGCATTCATTGCATCGATAGAGTTATAGGTACGATATATACTGAATCCTTCCGGCCGGAGTATTGTATCTGTCTTTTTATATGCCCCTGTCACATAGTCCCAAGTGTACACATGATAATCTGGTCCTATATACCCTGGATGATCAGAAACAGATTTTGCGTTAGTGGCAGCTTCTATAGCCCCCTGTTTAGCTATATTCGTTTCAGATATCACAGCTTCGGCCTGCCCTTTCAGAGCATTTACTTCACTTGTTAAATTCGTGTTGACCTGTTCGGCTGCTTCAGCGAGTTGCTGTCTGAGCAACTCCCCCGAAGAGGTGAAATCTTCTTTGAGCTGATTAGCGTCCGTGACAAAATCAGTTTTAAGTTGACTCACTTCTTCGGAGATTTGAACCATCTTTTCATCAGCACGCTTAGCCGCATCTGTCGCTGGCTGTCGTAACCAAGCCAGATAATCATCAACAATCTTACCGGCGTTTCCTTCCTGCTGTGTCCACACCTCGAATGCGCTATACCCCCGATCGCCTTTCAGACTATTTTTCTGCTCCGGCGTCAGCTTATCCCATGTCAGCCGCAGATCGGCAAGTTGCTCCGGAGTGAACATATCATATGTAAAGGCCTTACCGCGCAAAGCTTCTTTATCCGCGTCCGTCAGATCGCTGAACTTTAGTTTCAACTCTTCCACCTGCTCCGGAGAAAGATCGTCGAAAGTAAAGGCCAAATCCGACATAGGGATAAGAAGGATGTAGGCGGTATCATCCTGGTCCTCGTATTTCATTTCCAGACCGGCGGATGTTTTGCGGAATTTAGGCGTACGCCCGGTTGCCAGGACACCCGTGTTGATATTGTCTACCCACCAATAGCCATTAACAATTGACGGTTTCACGTCCTGAACCACCTGCTTTTTGAAATTAGCAACGGTAATAGACGCATCTGTTCCACCAAGGGATGTTTTCGATCCAAGTAACAAGTCATCATCCGACAAGGACGGGAACTTGGTAAAGTTCTTTATGTCTTTCGTTCCTTCCATATCACTGTTCATTATAGTTTAAAATCATTTCGATCGTGTCCAGGCTATCCATCGTAACCCACCCGTTTTCATTGCAGTTTTTAGACATATTCTTTAAAAAGATGATCTCATTTTCAGCCAAAGGATAGTCTGTTTCCCTCACTACCATTTCAGGAGTTACTTTATCTATCTGCACTATGTTACCGTAAGGTTTAGATATACTAAGGCCCATCATCTCCGCTTGGCTAAATGCCAGTTTTTTGCGGATAGATATGATCGTTTTAATAGCTTCTATCGTTCCGGCTTCCGGTAAAATAGATTGATCAATGATTATTCTGTCGACTATTGATAATTTCATACTCTTGACTATTATGATGTTTTTACTTTTACATATCCGTTTTCTACATACATTTCACCTATTCCCGCTTTTGCTGCAGTTGGCCATTTTGACGCTTTAATCATTGTGCTTCCGTCCGAATCTATTTTCGTAGACATACTCCCGATTGAGCTAATAAGAGCAAACTGATGTCCCTCCATTATCGATGTAAAAGAGCCATTCACTACATTTATACCGGCGGGGGTAGATGTCCCCGGGCCGAATAGTTTTAATACTGAATTTGAATTTGCATCTGTCATGCTAAGCAATGCGCCATAAGTAGAATTTATCGATATAGACAGTCTTTTACCAGCCGCAGACGTTTTAAACGAACCCGTTAGATCACAATTGTTTGCCACTAAATTCCCGAAATGGTCTACACGATAGGGAGCGCTATAACGATTATCGTAAGTGCTCCCCGCCCAAAATCGGATCGGCGCTGGATTTGATGCAGCAGAACCGACACCGCTTATACCTGCATTAGAATCTTCTATACCTTCACCAACAGTGAGAATACCTCTTTTGTATATTTTCAAAGCTGCTTTCGGATTAACCTTATACCCACCAGGGGAAGCCGAATCTGGGATAAGTCCCCTTGAATCCAATGTTTGTCCATTTACACCTACAGCTAACAAAGGCACATCCGCATTTTCCGATCCATTAAAACAGGCAGACAAGTTGTTTGAGTATATATAATAGTTGCTGAATGACCATCTCGATATAGTGGCTTTCTTTGCAAACAGCAAGTCAGTAGCAACATTTTTAAAACTGTTTTGTACCTGCCAGACACTCGGATAAGAGCCTGGATATTGATTTCTGCTACTTGAATTAAGCAATAGATAGAAAGTAGGATTATCACTACTGTCCCTAACGCTCACCACATCTACCAGATGATCATTCTTGTAATACGTCGTAGTGGACGACCAATCACCGCAATAATTTAATGCCGGCCCCTGTATGCCGTCAGTACCATCAATACCGGGGCGTCCATCGGTTCCTGGCCTTCCATCTTGACCATCGAAACTATATTTTGCCGACAAAGCAGGCAAAGAGAATGATCCCCAAACGCCATTTACTTTTTTGCGGACACTGACCCATTCGTAAGGATAAGAAGCATTCGGGCCAACCGGATCATCCGTCCAGCCTTCCGGAACAAAATCATCCGTCTGCGACGTGCCGGGAGTTGACGGCCGCGATGCGCTTGATGTACGCCGGTAGATGTACTCTATTTCCTTTCCGTCTTTTCCAAATTTCAACCACAGGAACACATCGGAAAACTCACCCCAGACGCCATTGTTCTTTTCACGCTTACAGGACCACTCATAAGGCATATCAATCGTCGTTCCTACAGGATCGTCCGTCCAGCCTTCCGGAACAAAATCATCTATATTTTCGGATACAGGCTTAGATGGTTTGCCGGCCTCGGTCGCTGTACGCTGATATATCCATTCAATATCCGTTCCATCAATACCGTCCGTTACGCTCACGATCGTAAATTCCTGCTCATACACAGCAATGCCCTCGCAGTTGACATCGATCTTTATTACTGCCTTTTCTGCGGTGACACTATGCACGACAATCATACCGTCTGTCACTGTGAATGTGCAGCCGTCACCGGTCGCAGACACAAGGTATTTACCTTCACCGACAACAGTACTATAACGGAGCGGCTTTTCTCCCTTTGTTGCCTGTATGCGCGTGGTAATACGGAAGGCAGACGCAACGACGATATCGGAACCGGTCATAACGGTTTTGTCGCCGGTTACAACATCCGACTGTTCTGTCAAATCTTCCCTGGTATTGAACACTGCACTATAAGTCGAGAGAGTAACGGAATAAGCATCCTTCCCTTTCAAACCGTTATCCAGTCCACCAACGGTCAGGATGTTGCCGCCAAAATAGACGTTATTCAGATAAACAGAACCTCCCGCCAAGCTTTCGCCATTGATAACAAGGTTGGACAGGTCACCAAACTGCATTGAAACATGCTTAGGCGTGATTTCCCAAGTGTCAACACCAACCAAGTACCGCTGATATGTACGCGTCGAGTAGGCCGACGCCTGCCGGTTCTTGTCGGTCGGATTACCGTAAACGGCAAACTTCATGAAGGTGCATGGGTGAACTGTTGTACCAGGTTTTAGTTCATATTTAAAATGCGCGTTATCTATGATTTCAACTGGTGTAAAATAGGATGTGGAAAAACCGACCATCACCTCAAAACCTGCACTATCCTTTCCCGGCTGTGTTGCATTGTCGGTAAGGTTATGGAAGATACCACGGCAGAAATCGCTAAGATGCATCCCGGACAACTCACCCTCTTCCAGTTTCAACGTTACGATCCGGTTAACTTCATCCACAGACTCGATAAGGCCAAACGCGATAGCGTTCCATGTCTCACCCGATATTACATCGATTCGGTTGAATCGCAGCTCCGGCACTTCAAGAAATTCTCGGAGAGTTAGCCCCATAAGTTCAGCATAACCTTTTTCATTGATTATTCCGCCTGAACCTAAAAAGCCTCCGACATAATTGCCGAACGTAGCACCACCGTTAAGCCCCAACAAGTAGTCCGTCTGGTCCGGCTTATCCTTGCGAAGATATTTACCGTCGAAGATAATCCCCATATCATCGCTTTCCACGCCTGTAACATGGCCGAAAGTGTCAACAAGCACGTTCTTTACAACAAACGTGCCTTCATTAGCTGTGCTTTCTCCTTCTGATGTATTACCATGAGATATTTTATATATCAAACTACCAGCAGACTGCTTATCAACTAATATGCCCTCCCCTTCTATAATTTCAAAGTTGCCCTCAACAACAGATGATCCGCCGGTGGACGGGACACTACCAGCCGAAGGATATCCTCCCCCGCCGACAGCGTCCAACACTTTCCCCGTACGTGGTAAAGCATTTTTGCGAATGTTCTTATTTCGTATATTAATCGTCATATGGAATGTTGCTTAATTTTGCCACATCATCAGAATAATCGACTGCTGATATCGTCGTCTTTGCATTATTATAGTCCAATGTGCATCCGATAACCAAGTATTTATTAGACAAAATTGGATTACATGATACATATGACAAAGCCGGATTATTGGTCATCTTTACATCGACTGTAAGTTTTTCATTTTTAGTTGCAAAATTTGAATGAATTGTACACATCAATAATCTTTCCAATATGTCAGTTTGCCCAGCACGAGTAAAAGCCGTTTGGAAATCAAATCCGCCTTCAACTTTCCTTAGAATGTTAGCTTTTCCTATCGGGGCCTTTTCTTCATTTGCAGAGATACATTTCAATGTAACATCGTCAAAATCACTGGCAACTCTTTTGTTGACATAACTCTTAAATTCATAATCATCAGTAGACGGCTCATGTCCTTCTGAATCTACAATAACGATATTAATGTTATTGTATAAAATCATTTTAACCTTACTTACATCCACGAGTTTCTCCGACACTGGATTTAGAATTAAATTTTTATTGGTTATCTCAAACACTAAATAACCACTCAAATTAGGCCTGATAAAAATGCCCCGCCCTACCAATGACGAATCAAGCCCAGTCTTATTTGTAGTTGGTTTATCCATTGGCCGGACTTTATTTGCGTTTGTTGTCCACGTATCGAGAATTGAATTATCCGTATCATCTGTACTAAACCACAACACGCATTTTCCTTGTTGGATCGTTCCATTAGATGCGGCTTCCCAGATATGTTCACCTTCGTTCGTGTTATTATAATAGGCAATCGCTTTGCCAGTCTCATCTACAAAATACAAATTACAAAAAGCTTTAAGAACTCCGCTATTATTGACACCATCTTTTTTCTCTTGCAATATCGGATGATCCGCTGTGCTTGGATAAGCATCTATTTTCAAGTTGACATAAAATGGAGATTTCCGCCTACCTTCCGGTTGCTCAACCTTTGTCACATAATTAGGGTACCGGACGCGAAATTGCGGAGTTATTATCGAGGCGTCCGGAGTGTAATCTACAAAACAGCCGGCTATTGAATCGGTATCGCCTATATAACTCGAAAGATTTCGGTCATAAAAAATAACAAAAAAGCCCTCACCATCAGACTGCAGATTTTCTATTTGATCAGATGATTTATAATATCCAGCACTTAATTGTGCAACGTTCGGCTTAAACGAGTCTGTTACTGATTCTTCATCAACTTTTGCGTCCAATTGTAACGCGTTTGCATATAAGGAGCTTGTTATTGTTACATTATTCACCATTTCCTCAAAACCGTACTCTCCATCTGTTGAAGCAAAACCGATCTCTACCAAATTTCCAAAATCAAAATTCACAACCTCATCTGCCTCATAAGAAAAGGTGTCAAAGTCGTACCGCTTCATCGGTAGTCCTTGCTTTAATGTATTATAATCGTAGATATAGACATTCGCATCTTTCTGTACCATCATAAGGCCGAATGGTTGTAGAATTGCCTCTACTACCTCCCTACAAGTCATAGGTTCCTTGTCTTCGTCATAGAAATTTTGAGACATCATGTAAAGAACATGCAAAGGAGTCTCTGTTGCTGACATAGGGACATCATTCGGGACAGTTGTACTACCAATATAAAGCTTATGAAAAGGCAGATTTAATTTGTCAAAACAGCGTTTCAAATGAATGACAAACGGAACAATATCAACATACATCTTATCCGAAACATCCCGATATTTCAATCTCTCCCATATGTTAAAATCCGAAGCAGAAAATTCTACTGGATAGGGAGGATAATCCGAAAGCTTTTCTTCATAATATTCACTATCCAGCCAACCTATCCAATGAGGTTTATCTTCGCGAAAAAACTTAACCATGTAACCTTGCATATCATCTGTATGCAGATCTGTAAATTGAAAATTTGTTTCACTAATCAATTTAATTGTGGCTTGCGCCCCCCTAACTGGCGTTAATTTTTCGCACCGCTGATAAGCGAGAGTAAACGCAGGCACAGTTGTTTTCACTTCACGCACTTGAACGTTATAATTAGTCAATATCTCTATCCGATTAGACGCATCATCTAATCCTTTAAATATATTATAGTATCGTAAATTCATTTTCCTCTGCTCCTTTTTTTATTCGTATACTCGATCAATGCTACTAATTGAGATCCTTCTCCAACAAGTCTGCCAGTTAACTCACGCTCTGAATTATCTACAAAGGTCCTACCCACATTCAACATCTCAAATAGCTTGGCCTGCTGATCTGTATTCAAAATCATTTCTCCCCCATTTATTTGAGCAGTCAATCTATCTCCGACAGTATAATATGGAGCAACTCCACCTTCTGTATAGTTGCCCGTTGAAACTGATTTATTCAACGCCGCCTTAGCCGCAGATGTTGCAACGATCAATGCCCCACCGGCCGCGATAGCTGCAAATGGATTTATTAATAATTTATCAAACGCGATTTTAGCCATACCTGCAGCAACCAAAGCTGCACCGAACTGTTTAAGCATATCCATTAATCCAATCAGCATATTCCTCATAGCTTCCCCCGCATCTTCCGAAGCCAAAACCTCACCAAGCGATTCAAAGCCTGAAACAAGCCCCGATTGAACTAAATTTTCAAGTTCTTGACTGATATCAATCATACCCTGATTCATATCGGTCATTTCCTCTAAATGCTTTTCCAAATCTGCGCGTTGTTTTGAATATATCGCTCGGAGTTCATCTGTAGTAGCTTCGTTATAAGAGACAGTCACAGCTTGTAAGCGCTTCTGATAGGCTTCGATACTACCCGTCATATCAGGAACCTCTTCTTCAAAGCGAGAACCTTCTGGATCATAAATATCTAATGTTGCTGGGATCTTGACCCTTTCCATATTAGGAATATCCCGAATTTTATCTTTTAAGTCGGAATCAATATCGAACTCAATCTTTTGAATAATGGCTTCATTTTTCCATTTTTTACGCATCTCATCCGTCACCGTTTTGGCACCAGATGTCGTATTGTTTGCATTTTCTATTTTTTCAGTAGCTTTCAGTTCATCGTTTAAGAATTGGACAGACTGCTTATATATGTCTCTTTTAATCTCTAAATCAGAAATCAGTTTCCGTTGTATTCCTATCTGATCCTCCAATTTATTTTTTTCAGCTACACCAGCAGGTGATAGAAAGGAATACGGAACAGTTGCATGCAGAGCCTTATCAAATCCCGTTTGTGGTTGGTATTTTTTTAAGGCACTTTGCAAATTCTCTAATTTAACAACCTCATTTTTCATGTCACTCAAAATAGTGTCTTCGCCTCCTGGGTTTCGCAAGGAAAATTGACGCATCGTTTCCGTTATGGCTTTTTTCCGATCACCTAAAACCATCCAACCTTCAATTTCTTTTTCTAATGTCTTTTTTCTTTCTTTTACCCCCTCCTGAATGATTGCGTTCTGTTTTTGCTGATCCGACTTAAAATACTCCGTCATTCGGCCTAATAAATTTGCGAGCAAATCAACCGTATCTTTTAGCACTCCGTTACTATTATTTATTGTAAGAACAAAGCCTTCCCATGCCGACGAAACAGCATTGATCGACCCAGCCAAATTATCATTATTGATCTTCTGCTGTTCTAAAGCCGTATTGGTTCCTGTAATAGCCTCCAGATAATTTTTATAATCATCTTTCGCATTTACAATAGCAAGAGCCGCCGTCACGCTCTCACGACCGAACAATTTAGTCATTTGCGTAGCATCATAATTTTTAGCAGCTAAATTTTCTAAAGCTGTGCTTAATCCAACAACAGAAGGCTTCAAATTCTTATCTGCACTGGACTCAAGTATTAAAAATATATTTCTTAGATTCGTGCCCGCCTCGCTTGCTTCAGAGACTTTGGGGGCAATAGCCTCAATCGCAGCTACCAATTCATTGTATTTTATCCCTACCGAACTGGCTGCGCCTCCTGACTTCTCTATTGCTTTCGTTAAATATGGTATATCTGCACTACCCGCTTGAGAAGCAGCAGCCAAAATATTAATGTACTCACCAGCTTTATTGGCAGATTCTCCCATCTGATTAAGGGAGCCTGTAAGAGCTTTAGCAGCTTCGGGAACCTCCATTCCTGCCGCTTCCGCTAAAATAATAGCCTGGTTAGTAACTTCCGCTAATGCTGCTTTATTTTTTAAAAGCTCCGGTTTCTGAGAGCCTATCAACTGAAAGGCTTCTACAACCTGACTTGCTGTCTGAGTAGATGTTGCTCCCATTTTTATAGCTTCGTTCTTGAAATACTCCAATTCCTTAGCTGAAACTCCTGTGAGTGAGCGAAGAGAAGATAAAGATTTTTCAAATTGCATACTTTTCTGTGCAATATCCATAAAAGCAAAAGACACCCCAGCCATTCCTGCAAAACCTCCTACAAAACTACGGACAGACACAGCCATAGCATCTACTTTTTTTTCAAAGGCTTGTAATTGCTTTCCACTCCCTTTCAGATTTTTATCAAAATCCTGATTTTTCAGAAATAACCTTGTTACTAAATCTGTTGGCATGTTATTTTGATTTTATATATTCTTCTGCTTTCTTTCTCAAACGCTCCATATCCTCCGTATTTACTGATGTATTCCCCGTATTATCATTTTTGTCATCCCAGGGGAATTTTATCAAGTCGGTAGGTTTAAGCTGTTTTGTACTATTCGACTGAGCCATGACATAAGATATTAAGCGCGCCTGTTCCCAACTATCTCTATTCACACAATGCAACTTCTCCAGTATGGCCTCTATCTCGTAAAACTCCATTCTATCTAATACATATCCAGGATCAAGCTTAACCTCTATTACCATCATGACATAGACTTCACAAATTGTTAGCCTTTTTTTTTATCATCTGGATCTTGATCTTGATTCTCTGTCTGAAACAAAGACAGTCGTTTCAAGGTATCTAACAACCATCGTCTAAATTCAAGGAATATACCTGGATTCTCATCACATAAGCTGATAAAGTCTTCAAACATTAAATTAAAGTTATTATTGTTTGCAATAAGAATGGCATACATAAGCGTATACTCATTTATCAGTTTATCAGGTGAAAAAGATAATCCTGTAATACGTTCATAAATAAACAAGGCTCGAACTGTGTATTTAAGGATATATTCATTATCTCCAATCTTTATCATATTACCTATCTTTATTGAATTTGCACTACGGGAGGAAAATACCCCTCCCGTTTACTAAAATTATGCTTTCGTACGCGGCATCAAAGGCCCACAACCTTTGAAAGTTGCTGAATAAGTAGCATTCTCCCCGTTAGGTGCATTTGCATTCAGTGAAGTTATCAGAACTTCACCTTCATATCCACCATCGCCAATCGCCCAGCCATCGGCAGGCTTTCCTTCATCATTATTTGCATTTGATGCAATTTCAAAAGCAACAATAAGTTTTTCTCCTGCAACCATAGCTTTGAACAAGGTATCAAAATCTAATTGTACAAACAGATTTTCTGTACCCATTTCCCACTCCATACGACCGGCCTCATTATCACCCCATTTTCCGCTATCTTTACTGGAAGCCTCCATTACAGCAGCAGATATACTGAGTGTATGATTTGTTGCAGAAGCCAAAGCCTTATATACTTCTGCTACCTTTTGAAAGATCATAAGGTCTTTTCCCTTTGTTACCATAAGCTTATTATTTTAAAAAACTAATTTTCCTTATTTCAAAATCAAGTGTTGTATTCATTACATTTTGTACTTGAATGGCTGAATTATCCCGAGCATTTGCAAAAAAATCATATCCCTTTATTCTTCCAGAATATCCTTTCTTTCTACCAATAATAACCCGTTTAATTCTTCGTTTTCCGCGATACATATATTTGATAGACCTATATCGCTCATCTGTACCAACTTCCAGATAACGAACTATCCCTCTATCTTTTCCCGTTTCGCGGATATCACCGAAAAGATGCACAGTAGAACTATTAGCACTCCTATGTACTTTATACTTTACAGCCTTATCCATCCAACGCCGAAACTTAAAACCTGCAGAACGTAATTCTTTCCGAGTCCCCCGCACAAGAATTGAACTTCCTTTCCGTAAAGCCTTCTTTCTCGCCAGCTTCATTTCCTTACCAGTCAAACGAACTACAAGCTTTTCAAAATCCTTAAAATCACATTCAAATCCACTATTCATGAGCTAACCTAAATTTTAAGGTGTGTATATAGCATGTCGTATAATCAACCGAACCTGACTCAATGGTACATTGCTCTACAATTTCGCTTTGTACCCCATCAAGGGCATCTATAACCTTATCGGATAAAGCGCTTCCCTCCTCATGCGTCTCTGTATATATGTCGATAGTATAATTCGACCAATAACCTTCTAACTTTGTCTTTGTATGAACAGCCTCAAAAGATTCACAGGCATAAATAATAAGTGGTAGCTTTACATTTTCTTTTGCAATGACAGGAGATACATTTACCTGTTTACCACAAGCTTCTATAAGCTTTCCTGCAATAAATTCATCTATTTTTTTCATTCTAAATTACTTTTAGAACATTCATATACTGCATACAATCCACGATTAAGGATAGTAATTTTGTCAATATCGTACTGTAGTCCGTTATGTTCTACACGCCAATCAGTTGTGATATCAAATAAATTGGCATTGAATTTTAAATAATATTTCCCAGACAGAACATCATCTATACGATCGCTGTTGTTTTTCAATTCAATTATTTCAGAAAGGAACACATGAGAAGGTACATATTTTACAATTGATTCACCCGTCCTACTTTTTACACATTCAGGCTTAAATAATTGCATCTTATTTACCATCTTTCCCAAATTCACTTTGTTATCTTGTCCCATTTTCTAAAGTCTTTAATTAAATTTTTAGCCATTGTAGGCAGGCCATCAACACCATCTGTAGGGTTTTCAAACAATCTTCCGGCAGTCAAAAGAATAGCGGCTTTTATTTGATAAGGCACTCCTTCCTTAAAATCCACTGTAAAATCGATCCCAGCAAATTTTTCAACATCTCCTACCGCGGCCAATAACATAATTGTCAAATTATTATCTAACAAATCATGATAAATGCGCAAATGCTCTTTCAGCTCCTGCAAAGACACCGGACTATTGTTTAAATCACCTATCATTACTTACTCAATATTTCGATAATTTCCACAGACGTTTTTTCACCAATCCCCTTGATATCAGTCAACACCTCTTTAGAAGCAAGAACCTGTTCCTTAGTCAACAACCCTTCTTTGATAAGAGCCGCGCGACCCGGAAGATCAGCGGGCAGATCACTACTGTCAGGCTGTTCCGACTGTTTGACAAACCCTTCATCAATCAGCTTTTTTGCCGTTTCTTCATCCATCCTTACGATGTCCCCGGCAAAGTATGCCAATCCTTGCCGGGACTTTATAAATTCAACCCACATCACGCAATAATATCCTTGATTGCCGCAAACGATCCGGCACGACGTACAAACACATCATGATAGGCATTCATCGTGATCTCAATTGCAGCCTCCTTTTTCAATGCATAAGGATCAGAAATCACATCCAAGCCACCCCACTGGCAAATCAGCAGATCATTAAAATTGCCGAAAATAGCAGCACTCAAATTTTCCCCTGTTCCCTTTTTAATGTTAGAAGGCACAATATTAGAAGCATACGCCCTATACCCGTTCACCTCATCTTTTTCCCAGATGTAACCTGATACCCCTGCTGATCTTAACGTGGTTTTGAGAGCACCACGAACCTTCGCATTCGTCACATACGCCAACGATCCAAGATCGGCATTCGCTATAGCGATTGCGGTTTCCAGGTCAACCATATCCTTAAACGTTGGAGCACCACCGTTTTCCCCAATGATAACCGAACCAATACCCGAAGTATTCAGGAGCCCGGTAGGCTGCCCCGAACCACTACCGTTGATGGCTGCTGTTTCCAAAGCTTCAGCATGTGCATTCAAGATATCAGAAACAATCATCTGCTCGACATCAAAAGAACTTTGAATAATCAATTGTTTGGAAACAGGAACATTGAGAGACAATCTTTTGGGAGACAAGTTACGTGCAGAAAAGCCCTTCTTAGAATCGGAAACAGTTGTGTTTTCCCCTTCCCAACTTGCGGTAATAGCCTTACCATCGATCACAGAAATATTGCCTACCAAACCGCTAAGATACTGTGCACCGGCAGACGCAAGTACAAGTCTTTTACGCAATTCCTCCTGATATCTCAAAGAGGTAGCGATTGTATAACCGCCATCAGCCTGTGTTCCGGCCGTATTTCCACCAAAAGCACGGCTATAATTAAGTACACATACAGGAATACCAATTCCTTTCAATGCTATACCGGAACGGCTACTTTCTTCTTTTGCAAGTTGTGCCATTTCCTGCTCAACACCGCTAAGCCCCTCACCGGATGCCAATTCACGGAAAAACTTTGCAAATGAAAACTGCCTGGCAGCTTCTTTCACATCATCCGGGATCCGGCTGGCTGCAATGGCACGTTCCGCCGCTTCATCCACATTAATACGGTTCAATTCTTCGGTCAGGCTTTCTACTTCTGCCTGCAAGGCACGCAATTTCTCCTGCTCTTCAGGCTTGTCCATGATTGCACGCATGTCTGACAACTTTTGACTAAGTTCATTCTGAACGTCTTTTCTTTTTCTTGCCATGATAACTACTATTATTAAATTCTACAAATTGCCGCATAACCCTCTATCATACTCCTGATACATTCCCCGGAAACAACGTTGTTCCCTTCGTCTTCACCCAGGCTTTCGCCTTCATCCATATCGTCTGTCTGTTCATCCGGGCAAAACCTTACCAAACCATCGGTATAATACCCTTCATCCTCTTCCAATTCCGTAGACGTTTCAGCACCATGCGAACGCACTAATGCATTTTTATTAGAAGGGATAGGTACTACAGATATCTCCAACAGTTCACGTTTCCCGATATAATAAGTTGGATTTTCACCTTCAAGAGCTTCCTGACCTTCGCCCCATTTTCCATTTTCCAACGGAAAATAACGGATAGAGACACCTTTATAAGTGCCGGCAAGGAATTTGCGGAAAACTGTTTCTGCCAATGGATTAATCTCCTTTTCCTCAAAAGTTATTTCTCCCAATAGCTTATTCCCTTCTATCCATGCACGCGCAGATCCGATAGCCATATTTGGATCAGAAGAATAGGCATTATGATTGAACAGAGCTATCCCGTTTTTCTCAAAACGATCCAGTACCCAGCCGGTAGCGGTGAACACCGTACCATACGAATCACGTGTCTCATCCGAAAAAACAAAAGGGATCGTCCTTGTCTTTTCCACATCTTTACCAAACTTTCTGACGTTACTCATTGTCTTTCTCCTTTCCTGAATTTTCTTTTTCGTTCTCTTCTTCCTTTCCGGTTATATTCTGATTCGAAGGATATAGATATTCGTCCAATCCTTCTACCTGGTTACGGTTCTCTATCTCTCTCACCTCATTACGATTCAACCAGCCGTCCAAAATTGCATTATGATAAAATGCAGCACGTGTTTTCATATCTCCACGTAAAAAGCCGTCTATATTGAATTTCATTTCAATCTTTCCCAGCTCATTATCAAAAAGCAATTTGTTTTCAAGTTCTACCTCATAACGTTTTAAAGTAGGACGCATGGAGTACTTGATAAACTGGATATCCTGATGTTCTATATTTGAAAATGTGGCCCGGCTTAATTCTGCCAATAAATGAGGAGGGACATTAAATATACGTGCGATATCCTGTATGGCTAATGTCCTTGTTTGGATCATTTGAGCGGCTTCCGGCGCCATTCCGATAGATTTGTATTTCCATCCACCATCAAGTAATGCCGTTTCATGATTGGAATTTCCATTAAACTTTTCCTGAAATTCCTTGAAATCAGTAACACCCATTGTCCGGTCATTTTCCAGAACAGCCTTTATGTTACCGCCTTTATCAAAAAATTCATTGCCAAAAGCCGTCGCTCCAATCCCCGATCTGATAGCAGGAGAATTGTAAGATATAGGATTGATGCCCCTAATACCATCTATAGATAATGAGAAAAAGTGGAGCATGTCATCATCACTATAGAGTCCATCATACCATCTTGAACCGGAAACCCGGAACCACTTTTTCCCATTTGAGAGTGTAACATAAACATATTTCGGATGTATAGGCAGCAATTCCACCGGAACTGCTGAACTATTACGCCGGATCAACACATAAGCATTCCCCCAACCATCCAGGCAAGAATTTGTATATTCCCAAAAAGAAAACACATTCATATACCCATTAGGACGATATTTTATCAACTTGTAAATAGGATGATTTAACGCTTCTATCTTCCCGCTTTCAATCCGTTCCGTTAGTGTTTTTGGAAGAGAGGCCACACATTCGGCACGCAATCTCATGGCAGCAAACACAGCCGTAAATTTCATTGCTGTATCAAGTGGTATTTCACCGCCAATGCCATTAAACAAAGACATGGAATCAAAATTCATACTCTGACTTCCTGATACGTTTTGTCCCGGTGTTTCCTTTTCAGAAACAGAACGTTTAAACGGATTATTTAATTTCAGATTAAAGTTTAATTCCATCTTTATTTTTTTTACAAAGTTCCAGATTCGATAAATCGTCTGCAATAACACACACACACATACACACACACATTTTTGTTAATATATATTTATTACAAAACAGCAAAAGGCGCATAAATTCTTATTTACCGAATTTACGCGCCTTTCAATATTACAAATAATTAACTAAATAGCATTACACATTTAACAGTATAACACTATTGTTTAAACGTTACATTTTCACCGTATAAAAGCCTTTATATGTATATGTGCTCTCATCTTCGTCTTTTGACATATAAGTTCCATAAGCATTTGCCATAGAAACAACTCCATCAATCTTTTCAATACTCCTTTTTTTATCAAGTTTGATGTTATCGTTCGCATCCCGGTACACAACGACATTCCTAAACATCCATCGGATAACAGGATTACCCATCAAATCAATAGACCCTGCCGTTACATCTGCTTCTATCTTCTTAGTCGGTTCCGACATGTTTTGCATGGATTGGCTAAACTCATCCAGCAATTCGTCAAAACCTTCTTTCTGTAATCCCTGTATAACACCGTGATAAGCTTTAGCGGGGTCAAAGGCTATTCTTTTGACATCATACTTTTTCAATACACTGGACAAATCCGATACAAAGAAGTCTATGTCAATCACATCACCTGGCGTTATGTTGATCCAACCTTCTTTATGCCATTGCCTGTAATCAATCCGATCCTCTTTTTGAATAACTTTTCCTTCCGGAATCCAAAAATAAAACCGAAAAGCCGGGACAGGCAGTTTCGGAAAATATAACGCAAGTGAGTTAATATCGACATGAGAAGCAAGGTCAAGCCCGGCATAGCATTCTTGGCCGGACAAATCTTCCTCCGTTGTTCCGTGATCACAAGCTAAAACTTTTTCGTCCTGAATCCAAACATCAGGTGCATCCACCCACATATTCAAGTTTTTTGTCTTGAAATTAACCTCTTTAGTTCCTCCTTTATTCTTCGCGCTTGTAAATTCATTCTGCATATAATGCTCATATACTGATATCCCATAATTTGGATTTGCCTTCTGCCACGTTACCAAGTCATCCCATTCGTCCCCCTTATCAGGGCAATATATAATGACAAACGTATTCTCCTGAATCTTGACACCTTTCAATATGTCAACATACAACGAACGCATTGAATAATATGGGAGTGACATATTACTACCCGCCGTCGTAATTGAAAATACCAATGGTTGCCGCCTGGCCCCCATACCGGTAGTTATAAGATGATACAGATCGTCACTTGTCCAGGCGTGCATCTCATCACAGATAGCACAATGTGGAGACAAACCATCTTTATTCTTTGTCTCTTTAGACAGTGGTTTATAACTTGATGCTGTACGTTCATAGACTATAGATGTTTTCCAGACAGTGAGATATGCTTTCAATTCTGGGGATTGCTCGATCATCAGCTTTGCCGCATCCCAACAAATGGATGCCTGTGTCTTATCTACAGCCGCCGAATAAACTTCTGCACCGGCTTCCCCATCCAGGACAAGCATAAACAATGCAATCCCGGCGGCAAATGTTGTCTTTCCATTTTTTCGGGCAACCTCAACATTCGCATACATGAACCGCCTCCGCCCGTCTGCCGTTTTCCACCCAAACACACACCAGACAATAAAACACTGCCAATCTTCTAATTCCAATTCTTTTCCAGCCCATTCACCCTTATAGTGCCGAAGCAATGTAAAGAATGCGAGGGCTGTCTTTGCTGCTTTCTCATCAAAATACAACCCCTTCTCCGTTGCATTTTCCATGTCGTCCAAATGTCTTTTTACTGCCAGCTTTTCAAGTTCTCCGGCAACCCTTTCCCCCGACATAACTCTATCAATATACGACAGGGCTTTCTTTTTATATATCTCCGACTTTTTCATATATTCGCAAGTAAATTTTTAAACGGGTCCTGCTCTTCATGTTCTTGTTGGTTGATCCTCTGTCTGGAGACAGGAGTAAAACCGAACTCCGCCCCTATCCGATTAACATCATCAACCATTTGCTTGTACATTTTAGTTTCCGGACGGACCACATAACCGGTCAATCGCCCTTCCTTATCGTATTTTTCTTCTGCCGGTTTCCGCATACCTTCCATACAGGAAAACAATACATCCAAGCTATTAGCGTACACGGCCAGATGCTCTATATCCAATTCGGTAAGAACCCCCAGCGCAATAAGTTGGTTAGCTTTCGTTTTAAAAATCTCCTTTGCCCTTTTCGTTGGCAACAATTTCAAACGAGACGTTGACAATATCTTTTTTATGTCTGTTATCCGGTCTGCATGATCTACAGATCCAGACAGTCTACAGGGCTGATCTGTCCCCCTTAAAATTTTCACCGCATCCGGCGTTACTTTTCTTCCTTTAGCCATATCTATTGTATTTATAAAAAACTCCAATTTTGCACGCACGCGTTTTGGGTTAAGGGCGTGGTCTCGGCAAATTTTGATTCAGAGATTTTCACCCCCCTCCCCCTGTCTGATCCACACACACTTAAACCGCTCCAAAGTCTCATCACAAAAAGTCGCTAACTAAACAAGGTACTATGCAATACATAAAAGTATAAACTATTACATTACACACCCAGACCATCGTTTTATAATGTTTTCAAACGCCATTTGAAGCCATTCCAGCCGCATATCAGAACGCATCATCCAGAGCACGGACAGCAGGATTATCCAACCTTAAATCTTCGTCTACAGACTTCAAATAGATTTCCGTTGTTTCAATCCTTCTATGCCCTAACATCAATTGTACTTCTTTGATGGGAACTTTATTCATTATAGCCTGCACTGCTGCCGTGTGTCTTAATGAATGTGCCGTTTTCTGCTTTGAATAAACTCCGGCCTTTTTCATATAAGTTGTCACAATCTTACTAATTCCTTTAGGAGTAAGAGGGTGTTCACCCGTTGTACAATGAGTAAGGAATACATATTCAGATCCATCACTCACCCCTCTAAAACTTATATAATCCATAACAGGCTGTATTGCTTTATTCGTCAGTCCTAAACGTTCTGTCCGCTCATTGTCGCCTTTGCGCTGTATCAAGATAGAACATCGGTTATCATGCATACACACATCACATACACGTAACCTTGACGCTTCCACGCATCGGATACCAGAACGCAGCATTAAATTAATCAATGCATAATTACGTTTACCCGATACTGTCTCTGTATCTATCACGCTATAAAGCCTGGATATCTCATCGACCGAAAGATGAGACTTTCTATATCCTATTCTTTTATGTCTAAGCTTTATACCTGCCGCAATATTCTCATGTTCACCTATAGCCTCACAATATTCAAAGAACATTCTTACTACTGTCAAGTAAGAATCTATTGTATTCTCTGACTTCTCTTCACGCAACAGAGTAGACTTATATTCTATAACATCAGATCGCTTCAGGTCCTTTATATTACGGCCTGTAATCACAACCCATTTGGCAAACTGATTAAGGATTCTTAGATACAAAGCTCTACTATTGTCCCTTATATCCTGATTACCAACAAATTCTTTTGACAACTTACTAAACAATTGCTTCATAATATTCTATTTAGTCAATCTATGATAGATATCCGGTCCCGGCTAATGATCTCGCATTATCCTCTAATGTTAATCGATTATAGCGGGAAAAACAAGCAGAGGACTTGTGACCGGTTAGTTTCATTATCATATTCTCCGGAACCTTATCACGTATTGTATTGGTAATAAACGTTCGTCGTGCAGTATGAGAGGAAACCATATCACACTTTTCTTTTTTCACCATCACAATTTGACCTCCCTGATCTTCTTCGTAAGTTATGAGGTCTGTTAATCCTGCTTTTCGGCAGATCAATTTTATTGTTTTGTTGAAATATTGAATACATCGTGCATCAGGTAAACTCCCGTCATATTTTGCAAATATTTCTCTCACATAATCTGTCACGGGAACGACTGCTTTATTTTTCGTTTTCTTTTGGAGAATGAAAATATTATCTCCCTTAATATTATCCATTGAGATACGAGAATAATCAGAATACCGTTGTCCAGTCATGCAACCTACAATAAAAAGATCCCGGATTTCTTCTTGCTTTTTTGTCAGCCCATCATAATAATAAAGCCGAGCAATTTCTTTTTCTTTCAGATAAATATGCGTGGATTCATTTTCCCTAACCTTAGCATCTGTATATGAATCATCAACAGCCCATCCGTTTAGGTAAGCCTTTCCAAGTAAGTACTTCAGCTTTATCACGATGGCTTGTATAGTGGATGTTTTAAGCCCTTTTTCAACATAGAGATATTCTACAAATCCGTCAATTTCCTCTTTGCCTATATCTTTGGTAGAAAAGGAACGCCCTATTGATTCCTGATAAGAAAGAAAATGCTCCAACAGGTTATGAAACGCATTGAAGTGTCTTCCTTTCTTTTTCAAGTTAATATAAATTACCCCAAACTGAATAAAATTCTTTGTCGGTAATTTGCGATAATATTCGCTTTGAAGTTGTTCGTTCGTATATTGTGAAAAATCTAACTGAAGTGCTCCCATGATTGATTGTATATTTTGTAAATCAGAAAATTACACTACATTTGTAGTGTTGATAGCCAATCTGCATTATGCAGGTGAGAGTTTACAAAGCCGTTCGGTTGCCACCGGGCGGCTTTGCTGTTCTATTCAAATGTTTCACTACTTTCGTGATATGAGCTATTTGATATCAAAAGAGCCTTCTGTATCCAACAACATAATCTTTATAGTCTGTCCATTCGCATTCAGCCTCCCGGCGGGCTGAGTTCAATAGATATCCAACGATCTTTATAAGACTCCCAAAACCTATAATTAATATACATAGGAGATACCACAATAGATAAAATGGGAGCAATCCATATACTATCAGTTTTATTAGCTTATCTGGTTCCATTTGTTTTAGTTACAAATTAAGTTTCTCAATAAATTCTTTCGCCTTACCACGATTGATAAATCGTTCATCAGATTTGTGCCTTCCGGCAATTACGGTACATAAGAAAAAATCAGTCTTATCACAATTTACTTGCAGACTGCAATTATCACACGGCTCGCCGGTTCTCGACGAAACCAACTCGTGCAGCTCATCATTGATTATTATTCCGTTCATTACTATTTAATGTTGAAATAATGTTTTTTCTATATCGTAATTGAAAACTAATATCTCTGTTCTCTTTTCAACGCGTTGTCCCCTACCGAGATGATTCACCTTGAGGTCTAACTCTACGGTCCGGAAATTCCATCCAAACTTCTGTATGAAATATCGGAGAGTCTGGCACCAGTAGTTTGATAAGATAAATTTTCCTTTGATCGTAGAGAGCAGCTTCAAAAGATTGTAGAGATCTGTATGAGTATAGCCGGAATAATACTGTTGTACACACCCCGGATAAGGTGGATCAAGATAGAAGAATGTGTTTTCTGAATCTCTCTCTTTAATTACCCTAAGAGCATCCCGGCAGGAAATTTGTACTTGTTCCAGTCTGTCACGCAGCTGCTCCCCGAACTCAATACGCTTGTTGCGTATAAATATACCTGAATGGGATCCGGAAGTTCCATTGCACCACTTCCAACCACCATGCATAGATCCAGCAAAGGATCCGTTCGTTATCATCCAGACCGCCCAAGCCTTTTCTATGTTGGACGCTTCGCACCGGCCGTTCCAGACATCTTTCGCATAGTAATACATCGATTCCGAATGTAGGGTATTCCGGATCCTTTCTTGCAATTCAGGGAAACTGTTTTGCGCTGCCAGGTAAAAGTTAATTAGCATATCGTTATGATCATTGATCGCTTCTACCCCAGCCTTTGGCTTCCGGAAGAAAACAGCCCCGCCACCGAAGAAAGGCTCACAGTACAATTTGTGTCCCGGCATCATGGATATAATGGTGTCGGCCAGGCGCTGCTTGCCTCCGTAGTATGTTATTGGAGTTCTCATTTGACTCAAGATTTTTTAGTTGTTAATCAATTGACAAATTTCATCTGATATGCCTTTAAAGACTTCATATAGCCTTAACCATTCTTCCCGTTCTCCATCCGGTAATTTGCTTAACTCTGGAGTGTTCATTCCGCGATTACGAAATATAATATCCATTTGTGTACTACATTCGTAACTTAAGTCAAGCAACTTTTTTAATTCTTCACCTTTACTCATGATTTAATACATTTATTTATTGACCAAATACGCTTTATCATTTAATGTTCTAAACGCCGTAATACTTCCATTTTCAACCAAATGATTCAATGTTGTTATTACTTCCCTACACATCTCCGAAATAAGTTCTATTTCAGTCACATGATCAGGGACAATTCTATTCTTCTTTTTTTCCTCATGCAATCGTTCTATTATTGCGAGAATATCTATACTACTCATCTGGAACCCAATCTATAGTAATTACCGCTTTTATCTTCTTATGTCCCTTACAGACGCCACAAGTATAATCGGCATATTGATTATATCCGACCTGTTCATGCCAAACGCCACGCCCCAGACAATAAGGGCATTCTACCCCTGTTATCTCCAACTTTTCAGCCGAAGTTGTATAAGAAGGGGGTTCTACCGTTATTATCGTTGATTTCCGGCTCATAATCATTCACCTAACATTGAATTATCCAATGCTCTTTTAATATGTGGATCAAGCTTTATATAACTGATATTCTTATCACATAATTGATCGACCAGAACATCTACAGTGCTAATAACTTTCATCCATCTACCGGAACATTTGTCAAATTTTCGGCGAATAGCTTCCAGTAAAACAACAGAAGCTTCTTCCATTGTTATTGAAGAAGAGCAATAGCCTAATTCACGAGCTATATCTTTAAAAATCTGGCAATCCTCTATGTCGTCATTATAGAATATCTGTTCCAAAAAATCCAACAAATTTTCTGTTGAACGAATATCCTTTTCATTTGCTTTAGCTATTTTTATTTCCAGTTCCATTTTTCCTAAATTCTTGTATTATTTTTTTATCTCTATTTCCTTTTTCAGCATTGCATTTGCTGCACAGAGATTGCCAGTTTGACGAATCGAAAAAGTCACCGCAAACCGGGTAAGGAACAATGTGGTCCACTACTTCCGCAGGCTTTATAATCCCCTTGCTTTTGCATATCTCACACAACGGATGATCTTGCCGGAAAGCCCGACTCATCCGTGTCCATCGCGAAGTATGATATTCGTCGGATGATCTGACACGTTTATATCCGGAAGGCTTTTCGGATCTTACGCCATATAGCCGTGTCGTTTTTTTTGTCGGTTTCGTTGCCATGTCAAAATGGAATTTCCGTATCATAATCAGCAAACCGCGTCAGGCTTTCGTTGTAGCGAAACTTTATATCCCCACTTCGCCCATCTCTTTGTTTAGCAATCCGAATAACTCCAACGCCCTTTTCCTCATTTTTGTCGTAATATTCCGGACGGTGGATCATCAAAACTACATCTGCATCCTGTTCAATGGATCCGGATTCCCGAAGGTCTGACAGGATCGGCGTTTTATCAGACCGCTCTTCACATTTGCGGGAAAGCTGGGAAAGCAGCATAACAGGGATGTTCAACGATTTAGCAAGCTGCTTAGCCTCTTTCGTACACTGTGTCACCTCCTGTTCCCTGGTATAGCTTTTATTACCAGCCGTCATGTTTACCAATTGCAGGTAGTCAATCACAACCAACGAGCATTTGCCCTTTCTCTGCAAGTTCTTTGCCCTTGATTTGATCTGCCCGATCGTAAGGCCAGAGGTGTCGTCAATCGTTATTGGCAAAGCGCTAAGTTGGTCTACAGCACTACACATCTGTTTCTCTCCCTCATTTGTCAATCGTGCATTACGATAATCTCCAGCATTCAAATCGCCGGCAGAGATAATTAATCTATCTGATAATGAAACATTTGACATTTCAAGTGAGAAAATAACTACAGCGATTCCCGCTAAAGCGGCATTCAACGCCACATTAAGGGCAAAAGCCGTTTTACCCATAGCCGGGCGGGCCGCTAAAATGATCAGTTGCTGCTCTCTTAATCCGGAAAGCTCTCTATCTAACTTGCTCAATCCTGTCAATACACCACTTTTTAGCCCTTTTTCAGCCCTTTCGCGCTTCAGTTGATACAACTCCACCGACAGAGCAACAGCACGTCTTAAATCAATCGTATTAGCCTCATACATGGTTGAAGACGAAATATCTTCTAACATTCTGATCGCTTCATAGAGAGTATCGTCTACATCCAGCGACATATCGTAAGCCTTCGACGTTATCGAATGACCTGCCATAACAAGCAGTCTCGCAATATAGAGCTGGTGAAGATATCTTGCATGTTGGACCAGGTTAGCACATGAAGAAACCGAAGAGACAAGTTCAGACAAATACAACGCCCCTCCCACTTCTTCCAACTTGCCTGTTCTGTTTAAACGGGCAAATACAAGCATCATATCCGGTGCATTACCTTCCAGGGAAATTGATTTTACCGCTTCATAGATCGCATCGTGACCTGGCTTGTAAAAGACTTCAGGCCGTAAGATATCACCAACCTCATTAATCGCCGTCGATTCCAACATAAGCATTCCAAGCACAACCTTTTCCACTTTTTCGTTATGCGGGAACTCCCTGCTACAGTTCTGTATATTGCTTCGATTTTTCATTTGATTGTTGTTTTTTTGATTTATCTTCTTTTTCCCAGGTGCGGACAGCCGCTTTCCAGTCTTTCATCTTGTTTTTCCCGACCATCCAGCCTTTCGACTGGTAGAAGTTGTAAAACTTTTCGGAATCAACGTTATTTCCACGATCCCTACAATAAGCCTCTATTTCAGAAAGTTGTGGGGGTCTAAAAGCGTCAGCTTTTTTCTTTATACCTTTCTTTTTTATTTCATTTCTTTTCATTTCATTTTGGATAAAATCGGAGTCTGTTCGGAGTCCGTTCGGATTACTATCGGATAACTCACTAACAGGCAATGCAATACGCTTACCCCATCTAACCTCATTTGCGACTTTTGATGCTATTTTTCTTCTATCTATCTTATCCAACATCACCTGCATTCTATCCCTCAATGACTGCGAATAGAAAAAATAATCATCCGTCACCTGGAATAATCCAAAAGCAGAAATAACCGTTTTTAGTTTTGCCTCCGACATCTGGAACCTCGCAGCAATAGCAGGAACCAACTGGATAGACATTTTGTACTCCGGTTGCACACGGAGCAACTCAACCAACCCCCAAAATGCACCGTACCCCTCCATCCCAAGCTGGGATATCAGTAACATACATTTCGGATCATTCATCGCATCAGCATCGTGCGAAAAATAATAAGCTTCACCTTTTGACATATTGTAATTTTTTATTTCATCTCACGTTGCATTTCCTTATCACAAACAGGGCAGACAGGAACAGCCATATCAAGCCATTTAGCCGACACCCTGACAGTATATCCGCATTCCAAACATGTACATTTATGGATCCGGCATTTATCCGGTTTTTGAGAGGCCGACAGGCAGTTTGTTGGCACTAATGGCGCATGTGGAAACTTTCCTATATTCTTCTCTATCATCCTAAAACGCGCTTGCAGATCCTGCCCTGCCACACTTGAAGACATTTTACCCTCCAAGCCTATTTTCAGGCCACATTTAGCAAACTCTTTACCGTGTCCGCTGATACCACAAGCATGAACCATTTCATGAGCCACAACCGACAGAATACCATCTGCACCGGTTACATCCGCAATGGTGGGGTTAATGTAAATTTGGCATATCTTATCGGTTGCAACTTCCGCCTTCCAACACACGCCTAAAACGCGCCTTTTACTCAATCCACCCTTTGCAGGGAAACCGATCGATATTTTCACTTCCGGCACTTTGTATTCAGGCTCAAAAAGCGGCCGGAGTTCACCCACTGCCATATTTAACCATTCTTCCCTATTCATGATTTTTCTTTTTAGGATTAACCATTTTGACTACTACATATCGCCCTAATCCTGCAAAGGTTTCCGTGCTAAATTTATAGCCTTCAAACTTCAATCGTTGTATTGTATTTACAACCGATGTTCTTTTGTGAATCGGAAAAACCTTCGCCTCGCTTACGGGTAAATCCCGTAACAGCTGGGACATTGTTTTCTTTTCTTCCATTCCTTTTACTTTAAAATTCGCCGTGTCCCTTTCAATACATTCCCCTCTTCCAGGGCTTTTTCAATTTCTATTACCCGATAATATACGACACCTTTAGCCTTTCTTATCAAGCATCCTTCTTCGTCGTAAGCTTCGCGCAGATCAAACTTATATTGTTGCAAATACCCCCTACGAACCAAAGCCGTAATAACAGATTTTCCATACCGTATATGAGCTTCATTCTGTGTTAGAAGAATTTTAGGATCAGATGCAATCTTTTCACGCTCTTCACGAGCCACTTTGATAGCTGCCCGTGTAATCGCATCATAATCGACAATCACCGGTATACCGGCTGAATGCTGTGCAAGTGACAAAGCTTGCTCCAACAATGTTGCTACTGGATTTGCTCTTTCCATAATCTTCCTATTTTATTCTTGTTACTACTACTTCATCGATCATTCCACGATCAGAAACATCAAACAAATACCCCTCTTTACATTTAAGATCTGTCGTCGTTGTTCTGACAACCGAGGCTTTGAATTGACGGCTCTTAATGGTCAGTTTACTACCTATTGGCATCTCACGTAATGAATCCTTCAAAAGAATTTTCGTTTTAAACTTTGCTTGTGTCATATCTTTATTAAATTTGTGAATCATTTTACTTTATCAATCCGATTTAGTCGTTTGATTGATTAAGACAATGCAAACATACGGTATATATTCCGTACAAACAAGACAAATACGGAGTATATACAATAAATAAACTTTAATTAACTGTTTCCGGCATGGGATTTATAAAAAGCAACTGGATTTCTTTATTGGCTATATTGATTTCTATATCAACATTTTTCACATTTTTCATCAGGATTGAACCATTCACAATTACAAATGGGGCTATGATAGGGGTTGTTATAGGCTTAATGGGGGTTTGTGCCACAATAATGGTAGCAACACAAGTATTTCATTTACGATTTACAGAAGAAAGGTTTAAAGCAATAGCAAAAAAAGAGACTAACATATTAAAGTATCACTCTGACACAAACATAATAAAGACATTGTACAGAGTCGAAACCCTTTCAATGTTGGATCTTGCAAATAAAAAAATGTGGCACGAATTTGTAAAAACGACTACAATCTTAATTGGTTATTTAGAAGATTTAAAAGACAATGTAAGAGCAAGTCAATTAAACCAATCACTCACAGACATTGACAATGAATGTGCGTTTTATGATATTTTAGATGATAAAGACAGGACTGAATTTCGGCAGAATATAATTAAATTAAGTAGACTATTAAATGATCCTTCCGATCTGCTTACAAGATTTAGTCGTCAAATTCATCCATCCATCTATGACCAAAATAAAGACTACGAGAGGAACTCCCATCAAAACGCGAAGAGTCTATAGATTCTTCATGACCCGGCTTTATTGATATAAATATAGCCAATACAATAAGAATAGGACATAAAGAGATCACTATTATAATAAAGCAACTAAATATGAAAGTCATACAAATATTTTAACAGGTATAAGAATATTACAAATATACGGAATATACTCCGTACAACAATTATATTATAGAATATATCATGGACATAAAAGACAGATTAAAGGAAATAAGAGATTATGCAAAAATGGGGCAAACCAACTTTGAGAAGCATACGGGTATCTCCAGTGGGTATTTTAATAAAGTTAAGAGCTCTATAGGTTCAGACACAATATTAAAAATTATCAATAAGTTTCCAGAGATAAATGTAGATTGGCTTATCACCGGCAAAGGTGAAATGCTAAAAAAAACAGAAGCTGAAAAACCCTCTATCAATTACATACATAAAGGATCACCTTATTATAATGTAGACTTTATAGGAGGATTTGATCTTGTACTGAATGATCAGACTCTAAATCCTGATTATTATATTGATTTTGCTCCTTTTAATAAAGACGGAGTTGTATGGTGCAACCTTACAGGGCACTCTATGGAGCCGGAATTGAGCAATGGAGATTACATTGCGATGAAAGAAATGACTGATCCAATCGAATATTTGCCCTATGGTGAAGTCTATGGCTTTATTACAAACAGCTATCGGACCGTTAAACGCATGGGAAAATCAGATAAAGACGGTTTCATTCGTCTAATCCCAACAAACAAGAGTCCTGAATACAGCGATCAAGACATTCCTATTAGCATGATCCGCAAAGTTTATGCAGTATTAGGTAGTATGCACAGATTATTTTAAACAATCTAAATATAAAACATCATGGAAAACATGCCTATCGGTATCATTTGGCTATTAGCCATCATCGGAGTATTCTTCTTATGTCGAGAACTATTATGTTGGTATTGGAAGATCAACAAAAGTATTGCCAATCAAGAACGCATAATCGAATTACTTGATACTTTAGTAAAACAAGGTCAGGTAAGCATAAAATCAAACCAAAAAACAGAATAACAAAAAAATCCCCGCACGGCTCAAATGCGGGGATTTGTGTAATTAAAAACAAAGTGCTTTAAAGAACAGCACTTATTGAGCCTAATTTCTTTGAGAGGTCAGAAAGGGCCAGTTTAAGCGTCGATAACTCTTCATCCGTAAATGAGGACTCCTTACCGTTGACGATATCTCCGTTCAATTTATGAGCAAGCCAACTACGTGTTTTACCGAAATAATTTTGAGCGATATAAGACATAGACACTATTTTAGTAACTTCCCCCATCTTTTCCGACACGGTCAGTTCATCAAGCCGGTTAGCCGTTTCTTTTATCAAACGCTCCAACGCTTCTCCATATGCTTTAGGATCGCTATTTTGTAACTCAAACATAGCATTTTTAACAGCCTCCTTTTCTTCTTTTGTCTTTGCCATCCTTTTGCGGGTAGCCAGTTCTTTTATCTTATCGTACATATTCGTTTGATTTAGCCGGGGCTTACCGCCCCGGCTGGTGATTACTTCTTTTTTAATTTATCCTCAAGTTCTTTTATCTCCTTATCCGCTATCTTTTTTTGATACCCGGTATCGAATTTTTTGTAGTACTCAAGGTAAAATAGCAAGTCCTCTTCTGCTTCTTTCTGTTCTTTACTTTTCCGCTTCATCACCTCCTTTGTTTTTAATTACAATGCAAATATAATCAACATTTGTTTATTATACAAGCAAAAGCCTATTTATTTTCAACAAATGTTTATTATTTAACACTATCGACAAATACATAATCCAGAACCTTCCTAACAACCTTGTCCACCCGGCTAAAATCAGGCTTAACATAAGTATCTGTCATTTTAAAACCAGATGCATGTGTCAGACATAAGGCAATATCGGCCATATCTACGCCGCAGCTATTACGGGCAATCGTGGCAAAGCTATGGCGCGCTGCATAGAACGTGATAGGTTCAATTTTCAGATCTTTACATAGCGACTTCATTCCAGAAGCTACAATTTGCCGGAAGCTGCATATATCAGTAAAAAGAGTATAAAGATTAAACACCCGTCCGCCAGTTGTATCTCTATACCGCTCAAAGGTATCTCGAATTTCAGGAGAAATTGGAACAGATATAAAGGCCTTATCTTTTTTCTTCCCCTTCGTCTTAGTTCTAAAATATTCAATCCGCCCCGCATTAAAAGACTCACAAGTAAACAAGTCGATTAAATTTATGCCGGCCAGACAGAAAGAAAGCATAAATATATCCTTTGCTATAGCTCTGGAAAAATGCCTTTTTTGATTAGGTACATACTCTGATATTTTTCTGATGATATCCACATCAGTAGCTTTCTGTTTAAACGAAACATCCTGCTTGGTTTTATAGACTTTGAAAGGATCACCGGGTATAACGATATCTCCAATTTCATAATTATTGTACTGCAACAGCATTCTACCATAAACACTTTTCAATTTTTCCATGTAAGTTTGCACTGATGAGTTTGCCATCGGCTTTCTTTTATATTCTTTATCCCCGATTTTAACCACACGTTCAGATTTCATCCAGCCCTCAAAACGTAATAAAAAAGCAGATGTGATTTTTCTCACCGGAAGATAGTCAGCTCCCAGAAAAGAACATAAATTATTTATCATACAATTCGTTATTGATTTGGATCCATTATCTTTTAATCCGCCCACATACAATCGGGCAAACTCGATAAAGTTCAGATTCTTATCAGTATTCATTTTCTTATCGATAAAATCTGCTACTGCCTTTGCATCATCGCAGTTATCTATCACGTCGTCGTGAGTGTTCAAAATTTTCCTTATCTCTTTTACCCGACTATTAAGAGCATCCACTATATCCCCATCCGTAATAGCACCCATTGATTCGCCTTTTTTAAATCTTACCAACGATGTGTATATCTGGGTTGGCAAATATACCGTAGTACCATTGTGATATACTTTGATCTTTGGATTATATGTTCCGTCCGTTTTTTTGTGGTGTTTAAAAACAACCCATGCTAATGTCGCCATACTGATTTATTTTTATAGTTTTGTCCCTACTTTATGTTTTACAAGGGATTCATCTACATATATTTTGTAACAATATTGTAAAAACAAAGGTCTGAAATAAACAACATCGATTATTTCAGAAGCATATTAAAAAACGACAAAGCATTGAGATTCAGAAAAAAGTAGTAATTTTGTATAACTTCATTTGCATAAACACGGTGTTTGTGCATTTGGAGTGCAAAAATAA